ATAGAGCAATACTGTTCGCACCTATGCTATTGATATTATCACTAGTAAGTGTATCAACCTACGCAAGTTAAACTTTAGTTCTTGTTACCAATGTTGTACTTAGGGCACAATTCCCATTCTTTCTTTTCTTTGAATGGGATTACTTTAATTTGTCGTAAAGGTGCAACATCTTTAGCTTGCTCCGGATAGACAATGGTGATAAGTCCCCAGTCTGATAGTAATGTAGCAATTGTATTTCTACGTTGTATATCATTATCTACTAGATTGGAGGGCTTACCATCAAGTAAGAATAACTCTTTAAAGTGTACAATAAAGTATCTACCTTGCTTATGTAAAATATGACAAGACTGATAAAGCTTTTGATCTTTGTGTGAAGCAACTCCGATACGAGTTAAAGTTTCACGGATTTTCAAAAAATCATCTGGCTCATTAAGTGTAATCTCCAGCATATCTGCCGGCGTCCATAGACGAATATTATTATTATTTTCTTCCACCTGTATAAATCCTTTTCTTTATCTCTTCAATTTGTTCAGTACTAAGTAATGGTAATACGGATTTAGCCTTTTCATTGCTGTATCCATAATATTGTTTTACTGCTTCAAGATTTTCTGGTTCATTTGGTTTGAGCCATTTCGAAAACCGTTTTCGTTTATTAACTATATTTATATAAAAATCAAATTGAAGACGATGATCCAGTTGGTGATTAACATTCATCTCATTAGCAATAAGAACAGTATCTTGGAAATAAGAAAGACCTCGATTGATAATAAATGGATTATATTCCTTTTCAGAAATATCATCCACCATTATGTTCTTTTTGCTAGTGTTAATAGCATTTAAATAGTCAAATGGATTCATTATTTAATCTCAACATTCGCCATAACTTCAGTCATACATGCAACTAAGTTTAATTCATGATCTGCAACAAAAGCATCTTTATATTGATACTCAGCGAGAATTAAAACTAATTGTGGTATGGACTGAGGTAATACATAATCAGTCATATTGTCGTAAATACTTCTAATAACTGAAGAAGTATCTACATCTGTATTATCCACTACCCATTGTCGCATCTTTTTAAAGTCTTTGTTCTTCAACGCAGACATCAAATTATTTATAGAGACGTCATTGAGAGATACTAGTATTCCAGAATCAATTGTACCTGAACTGCTGTATCGTTGCAATTCATTAATAACCCTACGCCAATCAGGTGCAAACTTCATAATGAGCTCAGCGATAACTGGCTTTTCGTATACAATATTTTCTGTTTTAAGTATGTGTTCGGTTCTCTTCATGAATTGAGCAAGAAGAGGTGGTGTATCTTTTTTAGATATATTGAATTCAATTACTGCACAACGAGAGTGCAATGGTTCAATAATTCTATTCTTAAAGTTACACGTTAAAATGAATCTACAATTATTAGAAAATTCTTCAATGAACCCGCGGAGAGCGGGTTGCGTTGATTGTGGATTCAAATAATCAGCTTCGTCCAAGATGACTACTTTGAGACCACCTTGGAGCGAAACCGTAGAAGCAAAGTTCTTAATCTTAGTACGAAGAGTATCGATACCAGATTCTTCAGAACCATTTATAAGAATATAGTCCAGGTCCAATTCATTACATAACGCTTTTGCCACAGTGGTCTTACCTAAGCCGGCAGTACCAGTTAAGAGCATATTGTGTAGTTCACCTCCTTTAACAATATTCTCAAATGTAGTTTTAATATGTTGCGGCAAAACGCAATCATTAATTGTAGCTGGACGATATTTTTCACACCACAAAAAATCTTTGTTATTATTCACCCATTACCTCCCAAGAAATTACTGTATTAGCAATGAAAGAGCGCCAATTATTTTTGTCTAATGCCCAACAAACAATATGCTCAGATTCTGCTTGTTGGTCATCGACCTTTATTGTTACGCCATTTGCTTCAAGTACACTTGGGTTAAGAGTGCAGGGCATAACTCTGATTTCGTCAGAGTCGATTTTTTGAAACGTTACTGTGACGGTGCCCTTTTTGAGAGCACCAATCAGATTTGCTTTTTCAGATATATCCATTATGTAAATTCACCGTCAATTAATAAATGTTAAGCTACTTGTTGTTCTTCCGGAGCTTCTTCAGTTGCACCTTCTTCGGCTGCCGGAGGAGCTGCAGCATTGAGGAATCGAGCAATTCGGCCTCGAACTACGCCAACCGGCTCTAGTTCTGTTCCTTTAAATGCACCACGTTCGGAACAAAGATCAATAATTTGAACCATTGTTGCCATATCTTGTAGTGAAAGTACTACTTGTTCTTCTGCAGGTACTTCTACCTCAGTTTCTGTTACATCTACTTCTTCAGTCATGGTTTTCTCCTTTGCAAAGTTTGACTAAATTAGTACGACCTGAGCATCCAGCATCGTACATATTATCCTCATTATATATGAGAATCAGGTTAAGCATAGCTTGAGTTTTTCTCGAGAGCTATGAAGTATTTTATATCAGTGGTATTATTTATCCACTGGGAAATAAGTTTTGAGGAAATATTTACGACATAATCACCACTCATTAGTTTAAGATTAGGAATGCTTACAAAGAATTTAAACTCTGAGTCAAATTCTTGATCGGCATCAAGGGTTAACATATATGAATTCGAAGTAGGATCTTTAGAGTTTACCACACTTGCTGTAAGCTCGCCAGATTCGTTACTGATCATTAATTCATTATGTCGTAGAACACTAGAAGCTTTTCGAATTTGCCCCAGTTGTTCTTCAGTAATAGTAAATGAGACATCCACGTTTGGCATCGAGATACTCTTACTTGGCTTGGTTAGAATATCTACTTCTGAATAGAAGTATCGAATTTTTTGTTTACCACTTTTAACGAGTAGTGAATTTTCCTCGAATACCAATTCCGGATCAGCCATTAGACCAATTACTGAAAGTAATTCTCCGAGATCGTAGATACCGATTTGTCGTGGAAACATTTCTTGAATATTTGCTTCGCACATAATGGTCTTTGATTCAGAGATAGTTGCTAAGTTACTACCTTCATTAATTACTAGATTAGAATTAATTGAAGATAAGTTGCGTAAAATATTTAGTGTTTCTGTTGATAAATTCATTATGTAATCCTTTAAGCATTGAAGTATATATTATACACTAGAACGAGTATATTGTACAACACTTTTTAATCATTTTTATGTTCTAAGTCGTGAATGTAAAGCTGGATAAGCGCGTAATGGAGAACCTTAATAATATCCTTACGCCATTCTTCAGGAGTTTCACCTTTCTTACCATAACGTTTTAGATACTTCTTAGCATTACCAATACAAAAACCGGTACCATGTCCGTCATCGATAATGTCTTCAGTTGCCTGAATTTTACCGCCGGCATAGTGTTGGTTATAGGTCTTATCAATATAGGTTTGGAGCTCTTTAAGGAGCTCCTTTTCTCTAAATTTATACTGGATCAATTGGTTGTTCCTCATAATATGTTTCAGTTTCTTCGACAGAAGCATCTAGTTTGCTATACAAATCTAGGAATGCCTCTTTGGTATCTTCATCAAATCGATTGATACACAACTCAATCGACTTCGATCGATTTCCAAAAATAGAATAAGTTTGGACAATATGACATAAACGACGAGTTGAAACAATTTCATCTACACCATCGTCAAAATAAGTTTTACGAATAATCTCACCCCACTGAGTAAGCTTTTCAATAAACTCTGAATCATCCACTTTATATTTCACTGCATGTGCATCTAAGATTCGTCGTTCAATTGCTTGCGATGGGTAAGGTTGTTCCATTGTAATAGTAAAGCGCTCAAGGAAAGCTTCATCAATTATTGAAGCGGCTGAGAATCGGCCATCATCTGAGCCTTTACCTTTAGTGTTAGCAGTGGCGATCACATTGAAGCCATGGCGTGGTTTGATAATATCACCCGTCTTTTTGATCATTACTGGCTTACCTTCTAAGATACCTTGTAAGCACATGATCTTATTTGTAGCACGATCAATCTCGTCAATTAGAAGAATAGCTCCGCGCTCCATGGCACGAATGACTGGGCCTTTAGAAAAAACAGTATTTCCATCGATCAAGCGGAATCCACCAATTAAATCGTCTTCATCTGTTTCAGGAGTAATCTGTACACGAATGCATTCACGCTTGAATTGAGCACATGCTTGCTCTACCATCATGGTTTTACCATTACCTGATAGACCAGAAATGTATATAGGATAAAATAGAGCAGATTTAACAATCTTCTTTAGATCGCCGAAGTTACCCCACGGTATGAAAGTAGGATCGATATCGAGAATTGCTGAATCGGCATCGTTTAATATTGATTGTACATTACTCGACATTGGTTTTTTATCCGTCTCCTTGTT